TCCCGTCGCTGAAAGTCGTTGTCGCTGGGTTTGCGCTCGAATAGACAATCTGAGTCGAAAGATAGTCCACACCCGTATTCGCGGTGTTCAGCGTATAGGTGTTGTTGTAAGCCAGCGCCGATTCGTTGGCGAGTGGTCCCGTGTACGTTACGGTCATGGCTTTCAATGCGACACCGACTGCCAGGAGAAGACCCCCTGCGAGAATAACTGGCTTTAAGATGGCTTTGAATCGTGTCATTACATTCCTCCTGTAGTCGGGTTAAAAGGATGGCCGCTCAATGGGTTTTGCGGCATATTCGGTCCTTTTACTGCGTTTCCTTGTGCTTGGACCGGGTTCGCTGGATTGATCACTTCGCTGGGCGGTCCTCCCGGCGCTGGCGGTCCTCCACCAGGTCCCCCTCCTGGGGGTGCTCCGGCGTTTAAAACGGGTTGGTTCGTGGCTCCGGCTATGATCGGCGAGAGCGATTGCAAAAGCTGTTCATGCTGAGTGATGTGGTCGTTAACGGCATTCACCACATCGGGTTTAAAGCGCGCGTCAATGTTCGCCAGAACCGAGGCGTGTTCCTGGATGTGAATCATGTGAAGATCAGTCTTAAGCGCCGGGACGGGTTGTCCTTCCAGGAGCTTCTCGTTCTCTTCTTTGATGAGAAGGAGCTGGCTCGTTAGACCCTGGGTGGCTTGTTCAAGCGACCCGGTTTCCAGGATCTGTAGGTATTGCTTGGCATCGATCAGACCTTTCTCGAGCAGGTCCTGGGCAATCTGGAGCTTGCCGGAGGTGGTACGCGCCAGCGGGTTATTCACCTCGGCGGTCGTTCGGTCGATCTGGGATATGTCGTCACCAATAAACTCAGGGAGATACTGCACATTGTTCTTGCCGACAATTGAAATCATGCGCGGTGCCTTGGCGTACTCTTTCAAGATATTGAGAACGCCAGTCCCTGCTGATTCCAGGAGCCGGGTGTAGGACTGCTGAAAGCTGGACATGAACTGGATTGACTGCGAGGCGACAAGTGCCAGGGCGGCTCCCGATTTGAGTGACGCCTCCGGCTGGCCCCGCACGACAGAGTTCACGCCAGAAATGGTTTCCATCTGCATGATCAGGTGGTCGATGTGCTTGAAGATCTCGGGCGGCGTAGAAGTGAGCTGTAGGACACTCGGTTTGGTGTCGAGTCCCGGCTTTGCGTCATACTCAACGATTTTAAGGCCGCCCTGGAGAGCTGAATACTCAATGCCAGAACCCTTTGCGACCAATAGGGATTGAACACCGAACATAGCCTGATTGGAGGCGATGATTGAGTAGAGCATGTTGATGTTTTCTTGGATCGGCAGGAGATCATACGCGACGGAGTATCCGAAGATCGTGCCATGTTGTTCCCTCGGTGCCAGACGATGGAGGATTTTTTTATGCGGGAGCGGCCCGTCCATGAGCGTGACATTGGAATCATCGATGAACTGGACGAATCGGCCTCCTGGTAAGACTGCGCATTTCTGGTGAATAGCGGTGTAAATAAAGATCTGGTCTTCGTCCGGCTCAAACGAAGCATGGCCGATCCGCTGGCGGCGCATGTTGGAGGGCGAGCTTGAGACTTGAAGGATTTCCTTTTCGTATTGCGGGAACTTGGCGGCCAGGTTCCAGCGGTTCACCATTTTGCGCGTGATCTTCCAGAGCGAATCTTGCGGGTTTCCGACCGTGTAATCCTTGGCGACATCCATCGGCGCAAAGAAATCAAAGACGATATCGCCTTGCTTCTCGGTGCCGCCTGTCTGCTCGCCGGATGTCGGGTCAATAGAGGCCGCGGCATCTTCACCGAGGCTCGCGTCCCATAATTCCTGGAGTTCACCTTCCCCGAACAGGAGCCCGATCTCGGCCGTGTTCTTGGCGTAATCCTCCATGTCTTTTTCGCCCAGATAGTATTCCAGCACCTGATCGCCGACCTTGGTCTGGGCCAGCGACTTGAAATCCCCATTCTGGGCTCTGGCTTTCAGGTTCGGGCGGTTCTGCGTGACGTTGTTCAGGATATGGCCGAGGATGTTGGCGAAGTGATTGACTTGGGCAAGGACAAATTGGTTCTTGTCGCCGCCTTGGCGCATCCGGGCGTTTTCCATGCCGCCCAGGTAGTAATTCTTATAGACGCGCTTCCATGTGGATAGCTTCCCGTTTCGTTCCAGGAACGACCGATAGTCGTCCATCTTCTTGAAGCATCCCTCAACAAACTCCCGGCCTGTCTTAAGAAACAGGTAGTCGGAGATCTGCGAGCGTTGCTTTTGCTCAGACGACAAGGCTGAAGGCGCGGTCGCCATCAGTTATATGAGTGCTTCGGTCTTAACACGGTGAATTCCTCTTTGATGCCGGGATGCTCTTTATGGATCTGCTCGCGCAAGATCGCATAGGCCTTGCGTAAATCGTCCAGCGTGGCGCCGAGTGGCAGGCGCTTGGGATAGACACCGTGTCCGTCAACGATGGCGCCGATAAGGATGAAGTTCCCCTGAACCGAGCGCTGGGGCTTGCACATCTTGAATTTCCCCGGGCCAACGATGATCTTGGTCATGTGGCTCATTTCTTGGCCTGCTTCTTGGCTCGCTTGGCGTGATGCGCGGCGTGGTATCCGTTCATCTTCTCGATGCCCACCATCCGCTCGTCCTTGGCCTGCTGGACATCCTTGGTCGCCTTCAGATACTCCGGGTTCCCCATCACGGATGCCGTAAATCGCATGTGAGCCGGGCCGTGGTCAGTCACGCGCGCCCCAATTGATGAAAGGATTCGAGGCCAGGACAGCCCGTTCCAATGCTTGAGTCGTATGGGCTGGCGGCTGTGTCGGATAGATCTGATTTGCGGAATTGAAATTGTAGGTGGCCGGGATCGGGTTGTGCGTCTCATCCGTATTTCGGATCCCGTAGATGAAATCCGCGAGTGCGTCCATGTGTCCCAGGATCGGCGACTTGTCGAATTCGTCCTTGGTCGCATTCCAGATCCCGTCTCGCAGGGTCTGGATCAAGAGCTTACACCGGGGATTTACTTCGACCCTCTCGTTCTTGACCACCATGCGCGCCTGGTTGACCATCGCCTGTAGGGAGTCTTTGGATGTGGGATTGATTGGGAGCTTGTGGAGAGTGGTCAAATCAGATATCAAAATCAGGTTGTTATTGTCGCCGACTCTTCGGTAAACCTTGGCCTCTTTGCCCCATTGCCTCTCTTCCATGGCCCGGATGGCATTGGCAAGGTCTTCGGTTGTCCATTGGCGGCCTTCAAAGACGATCTCATCCTCAAAGACCCACTTGGCCCTGACGAAGTCGTAATAGAAGCTGTGGCCCGTGGTTTTGTCTACCGATCCAATGTCCAGACAGAAATACTTGTCGAACCAGGCGAAGAGATCAGATCTCGGCGTCTCACGGATGAACTTGTCGTCCCATTCCGGGATGATGAGGCGGTTCTTGTCGACAATCCATTGGCACTCGTATTCGCGCTTCCACTTGTCGGCGCCGTCCGGGGCCTTTAACGTCTCGTTCTTCCACTCCTGGATTCTGGAAAGCGTGTAAACGTCGGGGTCCATGCGGTGAGCGTCCCAGATTGGGATCTGGATCAACCAGCCTTCCTTTTCGGCGAGCTGGCGGTAGAAGTAGAGGGGATGGTTTCGGGTGTCGGCAGGAGTGGAAGAAATATAGCAATAGCCATCGCTGGACGAGAATAAAGCTGGCATCAAAACGGATTCGATCAGCTCCCCAAGATCATTAACATCACGACCCTCGTCCACGCCCACCTCATGCCATTCCGTTCCGCGGCGTGCCCGGTGCTGTTGGTTGTTGGAGGCTCGAAAGGTGATGGAGGATTTGTTCGGGAATTCAAGCATGAACCGGGACTGGTGGTAGCTGGGAAAGATGTCAGGAGGGCAATCAGAGTAGGTTTTGGCGATGATCGGGTCAATGTAGTCCTTAAGTCCGTCTTTGACCGGGGCAAAGAACCCGGCTCGCCATCCCGGCCGCTCCAGACAATGCTCCGTAAACGTTGCCAGGAGCTCAGAGGACTTACCCAAACGCCTTGTCGTTTCCCAATAGATTTTCCGGCTGATTTTCTTTGCAAGTTCGGTTCGATTCTTCAGATAAAGCTGGGTATTGCGGCGACGGTAGTTCAGGCGCCCTGCGCGCCAGGAGATCTCAATGGCCGCGGTGCGCTCTTCGTTAGTGAGGGGTAGCACCGTTACTCCCGTTTGTATTGATTGGCGGCAGAACTGGCGCAGGCGGTGTTATTGAACCCGCTGAAGGAAGTTCATTGAACCCGCCAGAGGGGTTCCCTACAACTGGCCGCTGTTCAAGGGCTCCAATCAGCTCTGATGCTGTCTTTGCACGAGCGGCTGACTCTTCCGGCGAAGATGAAATCGCGCTGATTTTAGAGAAGAACTTTTCCAGCACCCATTCCATCTTTGAAAGCCTGAGATCAGTCCCGAGATCTTCCAGGTCTTCAAAGTACCTCGCCAACCACGTCTCGACACGAATGAAATGCTTATCGGTCGCCCCAGGAGGACGGCCTTTGGGATTCCCAGATTGTCCGGGCTTAAACAGATGGTCGGTTCGTTTCGCTGGTTTTTGTTCTTCGCTCAATTCTGTAACCTCGCTGTAAAAACAGTTTTCCAAGTCTTGGGTCAGGTCATAAAAAAAGCGCTGGAAATGTGAGTGTGTGGACCCACACGTCCAGCGCTTCAATTACGTTATTTTGCGTCTATTTAAAGAGCTATTT